CACCAACCTCATCAAGAAGTGCGCCAATGTTCTTTGGGATGTTGCTCATACTGCCTCCTTTTTTGATTGAGCTTGCAGTTTACAAAACTTTTGAAAACTTTGCAAACCTTTTAATAAGTTTGTTGACAGGCAGGGCAAACTCCGTCAGAGTTAAGAGCTTTCACCACAACAAAAAAGGGGACAGTAATGCAGGACGACTGGGCGCTCTACTCCCAAATCATCAGCGAATCCAATATTCAACCAACCACCATTTCAACCAAACTAAACGGCTCTTCATCTTTATCCCTTCTCCGAAACATTGCAGTTAATGACCGTATAGAAGAGCTTGAGATGCGTTTATCAAAAGAAAGAGACGTTATCCCCGGCATGATTACGACCGGCACTGTAACGCTCGTATACGCGCCCTCTGGGGCTGGTAAAACTGTCTGGATTCTTGGCAACCTATTCCAGAGTATTCGGAATAACCTGATAAAAGGCTCTGATGTAATCTATTTTAACGAAGACGACGGAGCCAAAGGCGTACTTCAAAAAGCAAAAATGGGTCACAAACACGGGATGACCATGATCACCCTGGCTAACTCTCCGAATCCAGCGCTTCGTACGACAACTGACGCACTGCGACTATTAAATGCTATTCGCGAAGAAGGCGAGGCTGACGGCAAGATTGTTATCTGCGATACACTCAAGAAGTTTGCGCCGGTACTCAACAAGGGCGACATGCGGGAAGTTCTCCATGTCTTTCGTGAGTTTGCGGCGGCGGGCGGCACTGTCATCCTGCTAGGCCACTGCAACAAACACCGAAGCATGGATGGCCGATTGATCTACGAAGGTGTCGGCGATCTAAAGGCTGATGTAGATAATATGTTTGGCCTTGATCCGGTCAACGACAAGTTTGCGTTCTACCAAGAGCTGTTAGTAATCAATGAAAAGGATCGTAGCCAGATTAGCTTCGAGGGCGGTTTCAAGTACAAGCAGACTAGTGCGACAGTGGGATATGAAGAATCAGTGGACTCTGTGCAATTTATGACTGCCGATGATATCAGCGATCTTAAAGAGAAACAGAAAGCTCAGATCAATATCGGAAAGGCAATCAACCGGTATGAAGATGAGTATGTTTTGTTAAGTAGCGTAATGAAACAAGGCCGGCTATACGCACAGACCGAACTATTCGATATGCTTCAAGACGAAGAGATTAATCCGAACGGATGCACAAAAAAAACGCTCCGTAACTGCATTGATTTACTCAAAGGAAACAACCTTAAGCTGGAACGCAAGGGCACACACGGCAAGAAATACTACCGCTGGATACCAATGTAATGCCCAGAATGCCCAGAATGCCCACAATGCCTCTAATGCCCATAGTTTAGGGGGCGGGTTAGGCTAAACCCGGGGGGTAAAAGTGGGGCATCACGGGCAAACTGGGCAAACTGGGCAAACTGGGCAAACTAAATAGGGGGATAAATGGATTCAGGACACCGATGGCTAGTGGATAACAAAGATAAAAAGCAATTTTTTATTAACTTTGTTAATCACCAGTATGAACAAGGCAAGAAAATAATCTATTCGATTAAGGATACAAACCGCAGTGATCGACAAAACAATGCAATGCATCTATGGTTTAGACAGGTAGCCGAAGAGTTAAACGAACGAGGATGCTGGGTGAGACATCCGTTTAGTGAAGAGTTTGAAATGCCCTTTACTGAAGTGTTAGTTAAAGAGATGCTCTACAAGCCTATAGGAAAAGCTCTGTACGACAAAAAATCGACCCGCACCCTTAGCCCTGCTGAAGCCAGCGAAGCCATTGAGGTGCTAATAAGATGGCTCTCAGAGCATAAACAGGTATACGTTCCGTTTCCTCAAGCATTAAAGGATGAAATGAAATGAAATTAAAAAGAACAGCCGCCGATCACTGGTTTAGTCGATGCGTTAGATTGCGTAACGACTTCAAATGCCAAGGGTGCGGAACCCAATACGAGCCCAACAGCACCGGGCTTCACTGCTCTCACTACTTTACGCGCGCTAAGAAAGGCTTACGATACGACGGAATGAACGCCTTTGCTCACTGCTATGGCTGTCATCAGAAGTACGGCAGTAATCCTGATTACTTTGTTCGCCACTACATTGATGAGTACGGCGAAGGTGCCCTTGAGTTAATTAGGGAAAAGGCTGAAGATATTGAGCTAGGCAAACGGGCGCATAAAGAGCAGAAAGAAATAGCCAAGCATTACAAAGCAGAAGCCGCCCGAATGGAGAATGACAGGGCGGCAGGTATAGCTGGCTGGCTAGAGTTTGCTAGCTGGGATTAGTCTTGAGGGTTTAGTGTGCGAAGACCTTCCTCCGCAAACTCCTCAACTTCCAAAAGACCTAAACCGCCAGATGCTCGCTCCAATAATCGAAGTGGTTGTTTGATAATCGGAAATTCTGTTGCTAATGCTTGCGGTGGACGTTTGCCATCAAGAACATTAATCATTGTAGTTGCAATGTCTCTTGCTCTGCTTGTAATAATTGGCTCCATACCAAGCGCCATAGTCGGCAAAAAGCCTATTTGTTTAATCTGTCCGTACTGGTAATCGTTAAGACCTAACGTGTTCGCCGTTAGCAAACTTGCCCAGGCATCGCCGTATCCGCGAGCCAAGCCATTAAATGACATCTCGCCATCACCGAAGATAAACTGACGACCTTCATTGATTACTGCATAGCCACCAGCTCCGTATGCCGCATACCGGCCAAGGAACTCTGCCGCTTTCTCTGGCTTGCCTGCTTTGATGTTGCCCATGACCTCGCGCAGTGCTAACGCCTGCTGTTTAACTACGAAGCCACGCAATGCCCACAGTGGCCGCAGATTAGGATTCCTTGCCCATGCCGCAGGACGACCAGCCGCACTAATTAACTGCTGTTGACCTAAGCCGGCAAACATTAACTGCTCAATTAACTCTTTGCCTTTGCCCGTATATTCTCGCCAGTCTACGCCATGTTTCTTAAGTTGAGACTCAATTATTTTTAGCTCGGCATCGTTAAAGTAAAAGCCCCAATTATCCGCCAATCTTCCAGCTTGAGCGTCATCTGCCGCACTGCGTAACACGCCCCGCATTACGCCTTTTTTGCCGACCTGATCCATCGTTGCAAAGCCAGATCCTTTCATTAAAAAATCTGTTCCTTTGCGCATAGCGGTCGCTGTGTTAGCCATAAATCCGCGACCTTCATTTGCTAGCTCATTTGTTCTGTTTACAAATTCACCAAAGTTTTGGTCGTTTAATCCAAGCTTTTTAAGGTCGGGACTAGGGATCTTTTTAAATGGGTTGAGAACCTGCATCCCTTCAAGCACCGCGCGACCACCATATTTTGCGCCAACAAGCGGTATATCAGCGATATTAAGGATTGCAGACATAGGCCCGGCTAGTGTTGTTGCATAAGCGCCAGAGTTTGCGGCTTGAATTAAAGGATGCGGAGCGCTTTGCTGGCCCATGATTGCATCAGTAATTTTTCTTTTTGCGTAGTCAGCACCATCAACAGAAAGCCCCTTAGAAATTAAAGATTCCTTAAAAGCATTCATAAATCCTTCTGGGCTAAGTATTGGTGTAGGCATACCTTTAGGCACAAATGGTGTTGGCTGAAGGACTCCTTCGGCAACTGGCGCTCTAGGCGGTATAGGCACAGTAATATCTACACCAAATTCTTTTTGAAGCTGAGCAAGACGCTCCATCTTAAACACGCGTTGCATGTCAGAGACAATGGGATTGTCATAGTCCAGTGGGTTGGGCGCATTGTACTCTTTGTTTAGATAGGAGCCGCGAGTTAAACGCTCCTGTGCCGAGTCTTTAAATATGCGATCTTCTAACTCAACACCTTCAAGTCCTTCTTCTTTAAATCTGTTTGCATTGGCATTGTTTCGAGTATGCAAATAAGTGCGGCTTTCTTTGTAATCTCCGCCGAACACTTTTTTATTTAGCTGTTGATTCTTTCGAAAACTATAATTTAGATAGGCTTTAAGGGTATTCATGTGCTCAGTATTAAGATCAGACGCCAACTCCTTTTCCAGAAGAGCAACAGCCTCTTCGCGAGTTGTACCTTTTTTGCCTATTTTTCCTGCGGCGTAGTCAAGTAACGCGCCTTTTGCCTGTACGCTGTCGTTAATGATTTTAATTACAGGAATTAACCGCTCAGATAAATCGCCTAACTCTTTATTCGTAGTTCGCAACGCAGTTTCATCTGCTTTTTGATATCTAGCGCCGACTTGCGGACTAACATCTCGCATTAACTCATCAGATACACCTGTTACTTTGTCATTGTAAAATCGGCCAAAAGCTCCTTTTACACCTTCGTATAGCTCCCCGGCTGTTTGCGCTTCAGATAAAGGCGTTCGTGCATATACGGGGTTATCTACCTCAGTAAATTTTTCATTTGCTTTGGCTTCTTCTATAGCTTTAATTGAAGCTACATCATCAACATTTAAAGCATCATCAGCTAAGTCATTTGCTTCTGTACGAAGTCCACCAGCGGACGATGGCGTAATAACTTTATCTATAACGCGGCCCATTGTAGCGCCAGCTAACGCTCCGGTAATTCCGCTAAATGCTCGTTCTTCAAACGAATCTCCTTGTGCGGCACCATAGATAAAGCCTTCTGTTCCAACCTGACCTGCTACGCTTGTAATGCCAGCTTTGCCTAGCGCTTTAGCCAAGCCAATTCCGGTAGGAATAGACGCTAAAATTTCAGCTGGAAGCGCATAGCTAGCAAGCCCAGGATTTTCTTTTTTAAACTGATCTCTAGCCACTTCATATTCTAGCTTTGCATCTTTGTATGACTTTTCAGTTGTTGCCGCCTCTAAAGCCGCAGACAACTCGCCAAGCAAGCCAAGGGTAACTCCTTCGCCTACCTCGGTAACAAATCCAGCAACTTTTTTTGCTCTTTTTTCTTTAAGTGCCTGTAGTTTTTTAAGGGAAGATTCTGGGACAACAATGTCTTCAACTTTTATTGATGATTTGTCCTCTGATCTTTTTTCTAAAAAACGATCAATAGACTCTTGAGGGACGACAATGTCTTCTAGCCTCATGACTATTTTTTTCCTCTTCTTTGATCATATTCTTGAACTTGACCAAAAAATATTTCGCTGGCAGTAGGAACGCCCATAGATTTTCGCAATTGCGTATTTGCGGCTTCCATTGCTTTTGCTTGATCTACTGGGTTGCTTGGATCTAGCTCTGGATTGCTTTCATAGATATCGTTCACTATATCTTGAATTGCTTGCGCGTAGTCAGCTTCTGCCTGAAGCTCAGTTTGAGTTCTTTCAAAAGACTCAGGGAATTTGCGCTGAACAAACTCAAGAACAATTTGCTCTGCTTCTGGAGTCGTCTTGTTTAAAATGGAGTCAACAAGATACTGTTGATCCTCCTCAGACAAACCTCTTAAATCATCTTCAAGGTCAGTCATTAAAACATCCTTTGCAAAAGACAGGTCTCCTTGCTCTTTTAAATCGGTCAGCATTACATTTAGTTTTGCTCTAGCCGCAGGCTCATCTAAAGGTTTAACATCTCTTAAAGCCAAAGTAGTACCCATTTTAGACACTTCTCTTAAGGTAGATTTAAGAAGCTCTCTATTCGCAAGAATAGCGTTTTTAGTATTTCCCTCTTGAAAAATAACGCCATATTGCTCACCTAAAGCGCGTTGCTCTTTAGTTAAAGGTGTTGGCCTAACGTCATCCTCAAGCTTTTCATATTCTAGCTTTGCTTTATTAGCTTCTACTTGTGCTTTTTCTACTTTTTTAACTGCGTTTCCAAGATTGTTGTCAATAAGCCGTTGTTTTTCGGATTTGTATCTATCGCTACTAGGATCAAGACTAGAAAGTATTGCTATCGCTTGTTTTTCTAATGCATCTCTAATTTTATTATCTCTAGTTAAGTCATCAAGCCTTTGCTGTCCTCGTCTTTCTTTTACTGCCTGAACAGTTTCTGGGTCTTGTCGCAATTGATCAATGCGTTGCTTAACGCCTCTCATTACAACATTTTCATTTTCGGTTCTGCTTTCACCTTTGGCTTCTAACTGCTCATAAAGGGCTTCGGCTTTTATAAGATCACTAATGTTTCGTTCGGCTTTTTTAGCATCTACTCCTTTCATTTGCTCATTTAAGCCATCTAATGCGCTAAGTAGTTTTGAGCGTACCTTTTCATTTTCCTCAGTTTCCAGCCTTTTCATTACTTCTCTTCTTGCCGCAACAACACCAGCAACATTGCCATCCTCATAAGAAAGATCGCCAGCTAAAACTTGTTTACCAACATCAAGCATTCGGCTTCTTTGGCCTTTTAATTGTTCAGCAGATCTAGCGGCAACTAAATTACCACTAACCTTAGTGTATGCCGCTTTTAATGCTTCTCGCCTAGCCTGATTGGTTTCACTTTTTATTTGCTCAAGAAGAGAAGAAGCTTGAGCTTCAACCTCAGCAACATTCCCTAGCCTAGCGGCTTCCGAGCTTGCTGTTTGAATATCAATAAGCTGATTATCAAGGCTAATAAGCTCTCTTCTTTCTTTTGACTTACGGATATTTTCTGGCGCCTCACCAATCTTCTGGCCAGCAGTAAATAACCCGCCTGCATAAGAAGGCCGGGTAAGAGACTGAATAAACGCACTGCTAAATTTTGCCATGTCAATCTCCTTGTTTAACCAATGCCTGGAATATCAAAGTCGTAACCAGAGCCTAATGCGCCACTCAACAAGCCACCGCCAAGTGCGCCAGCAAGGTTAGCTTGACCAAGACTTGCGCCAAGCAATGCCTCAAGACCCGTTGCTCTAGCTTCACCAAATAGTCCTGTGCCGTACATTTGTGCTTGCTGTTGTTGGCCAGCCGCAGTCATTCCGGGAGTAATAGCAGAAAGGAGTTGAGCTTGAGGGAGATAGCTCGCACCTAGTGCTGTCATTCCTAGTTGTTGTCCTGCCTGCTGTAGACCCATTCGTTGACGCATTAGATCCGATCCTAGACCAGCAAACTGAGACCCGATATTCGCTTGTTGAGCTTGTTCTGCTTGGGCTTGTTGCATAGCAGATAGCATTGCTCTGTTTCGAGCCTCTTCTTGCGCCTGAGCTAAAGCAAACTGCTCTGGAGCGCCACCAAACTGCGCTGTACGAAGTCCAAGTCTACCCTGTGCCGCAAGCCTTTCTTCTGTTGCAAGACGCTGACGCTCCTCTTCAGGACGCTGTGCGGCTCGTATACGCTCAAACACAGCCTGCTCACGATCCATCGTAGGCATTGCGGCTTGACCCATAAACTCTCTGCCGCGCTCTACTGCCTCAATACCAGCATCGGTTAGCCCAGTCGCACCTCTTGGCGTAGTAAAAAAGTCCCCAGCTCTTCCAAACATTCGCTGTTGGAAAGCCTGCTCTTCAGGAGATAGTTGTAGTCCATACTGAAATTGTCCAGTTGTAGGATCTTGAGTAATCCCAAACTGACTGCCAGTTGCGCTAGTTACTGTATATGGACGAAATGCCGCTTGCTCTAGCTGGGTTCGAGCAAGCTCACCCATTCCAGTTAAAGCATCGTCACCAACAGTTCCAAGCCTTTCATACGCTTTATAGAGAAGCCCCGCGCCAGCGGCTCCTCCAAGCAGCTGTTGTAAAAACTCGTTCATTTTAATTTCTCCCTAATTAAACCGTTTTACCCATTAGCGCTAACAGGTTTATTTCTTGTAGTGATAAAGCAAACCCGTTGATGTCAGACTCAAGGCCGACAACGACGGTACTGCCGCTACCTACAGCATTCAAACTGCGTTGGTTAGTTAGCTCACCACCAGTAAATTCTGATAACGGGCTAGAGTTAGTTCCAAATTCATTGACGTTAAAAAATGCAGGGTTTTGGTTACCTACCGTAAATTCTGTTGTTCTAAAAGCAGTGCCAAAGTCATAAGCAAACTTCATAAATACCGTGGCGCTGTTTGCACCTACCAACGTAGGTTTTATTTTCTTTAGAATTTTTAATCTAGATATATCACCAAAAGTCAAACTAGGGCTAAAGTACTTAAAACGATAAGAACTACCGTTGTCTGAAAAACCTTTGTATTCGCTAATACCGTCAGAAGATCCTACATACAACGTACCATCAGACAGTCTTTCATAAGCAGTAAACTCAGAACCAGGCCAACGTGTCACCCTAAACGAACCGTCTTGCAGTGTTCCTCTTACGTCAAAACAAAAGGTTGTGCTCTGTCCTACAAAAGTAATTAAATAAAAGTTTTCTTCAGGACTGTAAATACTCCTAAAAAACTCTGTCTCACCTTGAATCAATCCAATAATGTCTTTAGTAATTGTGCGTGACAACGTACTAATAGGCATTGACTTTTCTTGTATAGTACGTCCAAAGCTACGTAAGCCTGTATGTGACAAAAACAAAACATCAGTACCAGTGTGCTGTACTGTATCCCTATCAACACAACCAACACCAGCTACAGTATCCACAAGCGACATCGTTGCCGGTGCTTCAGCGCCTTGGTAGACAACAATGCTGTGTTGTCCAAAAATAATTAATAAACCGTTGTGTGCGGCTAGTGCAACAATCTCGTCATAACCGTCAGGCCATACTTTAGAGATATCAATGCTACCGCTTGTGCCACCTGTCCAATTTTGTCCAATCAATAGGTCTGACCAAAAAACAGTAGACTTATTATCAAGAACATCAGCACACCAAAGACGACCGTAAGCCGCAATAACTTCGTTAGCATTTGGAATGTCAGATGCACTTGACGCTCCTGTCACTGCTGACATTTTCTCTACTGCACCTGATGAGTTACTGTACACCAACGGCTCGTAAGTTCTCTGAAAGAAATAAATCTTGTCGTTAAAGTCAACCATCTTCCAGTTGTCAGCGCTAATGGTGTAACTGCCGGGTGTTTCATCAGCTAGTGTTGTTGTACCGCTAATGATCTTGTTATTACCTACAGAAAATATCTTGCTGTTACCGGCGTTGTCTCTAAACTCTCTAATGGCTCTAATTGAAGCAGTACCAAGAACAGTCTTGTTTGTAGTAATAACTTCGTAGCCTTTACGTGCAGCAATACGTCCACGTTTGTCGATAACTGCATTGTCAGCAATCTCAGCAAACGAAGGATCTTGAGCAATCGGCGAGTCTTCGGTGTTAATACCTTTAAAGGCCGGAGCAACAAGATTAATGCTTTGTAGTTGTTGTGCCATATCAGACAGTCCTAAAAATCATTTCCTCTGGGTGCTTTGCCGCATCAATGGCAATCGCATCAGATAAGTATCTATCTGCAATACTGAAATATTCTGCTGTAGATGTCCCGCCTGTTTCGCCTCGCTCACGCGCAAGCAAGGCAACGGCAAGATGAATCACAGGCTTTTCTGGTATAAGCAGTTCGTCTCCGTCTAAAGATAAATCAGACTGTCTTTTAATCACGTCAAAACGTAAGTCATATGCACCATCAGGCTTAGGGCTTACTAACACTTTAGTGTCGCCGCTAGCGCTGGCTATGCCGTTAAAGGTGTAATACTTAGGAGCGCCGCTAGTTTCTGTTGAGATATATCGTCTGTCGTTAAACCAATCTTTAGTTTGGTACTCCATAAAGCAATTTTGAGTGTCGTTAATTACTGACAAAACCTTTACGTCATCACCAGACCCAGTAAGAGTAAGCTCCTCGCTACCAGTTTGCACTTCAGTCGTTTTGATGATTGTTTCACGAAGTGCCGACCAATCAGTTGCTTGCTCTACAATAGTCTTCGCATCGTTAATAAAGTCACCAGCCATTTTTGAGTACGTGCTTTCGTTTACGCTATTAACTTCCTCTTCACGCAAACGGCGCAACACGTTGTTCATTATGTTGAGATAAGTCATAGGTCAAACATTCCCTTCTTTCGCTTCTGAAGGCTATTAGCAATAACACTTCCTAATGCTTGGTTGTAGTCAGTTGTTTGTGAAACTTGAGCCATTAGCCCTCTTGCATAATCTACTGCAGGTGGAGCAATAATTTGTTGTAAGGCTGGTAGCTCGTAACTAAGGCCGGTTATAGGAACTCGGCCTCCACGACCGCCGCCGCCACCGCCGCCACCCGGAGGAATTGGAGGCTCTACAGGAGGCTCAACAGGAATTGTAGCTCCCGGGCACCGACCATCTTCATAGTCACTGGGCTTTGTGTCGTCCGCACACTCAGAGCATAACGGCCAATCTACTGCGCCATTAGCACAGGTTTCATCACCTCCATCTTCTGGCTCTGGTTCGGGCTCTGGTTCGGGCTCTGGTTCTGGCTGAGGTTCGGGCTCTGGTTCTGGCTCTGAAATAAGAAACTCTCTACACTCATCTGGATTGGCCTGTGCATAGTCAGAATTCTCACAAGGATTTATAGTAATAACTCCACAATTACTTCCTTGCTTATCAGCCTTTGGCGTAACTCCGTCAGGACACATACCAAAGTCACCTTCAACAACTTCAAAGCCGGGCAGTGTTATAGGTTCTGGTTCAGGTTCTACCTCCGGTTCTGCCTCCGGCTCCGGCTCAGGCTCGGGTTCTGGCTCTGGCTCTGGCTCTGGCTCGGGTTCTGGCTCCGGTTCGGGTTCTGGCTCCGGTTCGGGTTCGGGGTCAGCAATACAATCGCCATCAGCATTATATGTGCCATCAACCCCTTCATCTGTTTTGCAGGGATCGCCTTCTGCGAAATCCATAGGAGGATCTTCGCATTCTCCAGTTGTTTCATTTCTTATTTGATTGCCTGGGCATGGATCTAGCGTTGCAACGCACTCACCGCTTTCATTGGCCTCATAACCAGACAAACAGCCACCACAGCGACTTGTTCCGCCTTCTTCGGCTGGTATGTGTGCCCTGTTTTGCTGAGCACAATCTTCCGCGCTTGGGCCTATAGGCGCTTGCTTTTCGGGTTCGCATTGTTGCGTTTGCTCTGAAAAGAAAAACCCTTCAGGACACTGATTACACTCAGGGTAGTTAAGTGCGCCGTTAGTGCATTCGAGTGGAGCTTGAGCGCAATACTTTTCGTTGGCTTCTCTAAATGCAGGATCTTCACAGTCGCCAGCAAGCAAGAAAGGATTTATTTCTTCTAATTGATTTTGAACCTCACTAATAACAAGGCCGCCAATCCATCCGCCTAAAGCGTCGTTAAGAATGTTTGCCAAGTCATCAGTAGTAAAGACACTACCGCCAGTAATATCGCCCCAAACGCTAGAAACTGCATCTCTAGCTTGCTGTACTTTATCTTCAAACCAGCCAGTAGGATCTTCTAAAAAATCTTCTAAGCTTTCGCCAGCTTCAACAATCCTGTCTTCTAAATCCTTCCATGTAATATCAACCATACCCGGAGGTATAGGAAGGTTTAAGCCGGGTATTGAAAAGATTGCTCCAATATTTACACAGTCTTTCCAGCCGGGATACGGATCGCCACCATCAGGATCAGGTACAGAGCCAGTCCAAGTTTCACAATCTCTAGCGGTTGCAGATACAGACCGCCAAATACTTTCGATAAGATCTTTGGCATCTTCAACACTAGTAGGGACTGCTTGACCTGCCGCTTCAATCATCGAATTGATGATGTTTACATCTTCTTCTGTAATATCTGGATTATCAGCAAGTATTTGTTCAAACAAACTAGGGTCATCTGTTGTTTCTGACCCTAAAACATTACCTCGCAAAGAATTCCAATACTCTGTTGCTCCGGGAACATCAAAAATAAACTCAGGCTCAAAACTTAAAAATTCTTCTTTTGTTATTTCTCCAGCTTCATACTGATTAAATAAATCTTCAAGCTCTTGAAGCTCTTCTGCAAGATAAACACGATCAATATCGTCATCATCTAAATCTTCAATATATTGAGCTATTTGCTGAACAAACCCATTCCAAACAGCAAAAGCTTGTTCTTCAAGATAAGCTAAATAATCTTCGTAGCCATCCTCTTCTAATCGATCCATTTCTTCAGCAGGATCTATTTCTGCAATGCTGTCTATATAAGCAAGAAAATTAAATAAATCATCTTGTGATGTGTCTACACCATCATCATCAAAGCTATCATTAAAATTTATTTGAGATCCTATCTCTGCCATTGTTTTGTTATAGGTGTCTACAAAACGTGTTCCTGCATCTCCATATTCCGACAACTCAAAACTTTGAAGTTGTTCGTAAGTTATATTTCCATTTAAAAAATCGTTAACAAGGCCGGCAAATGTTGCTTGATCTTCAAGAAGCCACTGCATTTCTTGAGGCAAACTATCAAAATACTCACTATCTAGCTGGTCTTGGCCGGTAGGATCGTTTTGGCCAAAGTAAGCATTTAATATATCTGCAATAGCGTCCGGGTCTGTTATTTCACCCGGAACATCCATGTCGATTCCATCATCAAAACTTTGCGTTTGTATAGAATCCGTAGTTTTTTCAGTTAGCATACCTGCCGGAGGATTAACTTTAGGCTGATTAGACACATCCCTATTTGGGCTTACAGGCATATACCCAACAGGAGTAACCTCAAAAAGTTGTCCATCTACTTCAAAGATGTCGCCGTATCTCATTTACTTTTCCCTTGATACGCCTTTTGTTTTTTCATAAGAACGCATAGCACCAAGACCTAACATACCCATTAACACAGGCATCATCCCACTGAGATCCAAAGCCGGAACAATGACACTAGAATTACTAACGACGAGTACAAAGTTAGCCATAGGAATAAACAAATAATTACTAGCCAAACCAAGGCAACATACCCAGCCGACAGCAGGTCGCCAACCAGCAACAAACATTGACTTATGTGCGGCTTCAACCTTGTTAACGTCAAGCTGGGCTTTAGCCAGTTCTTGAGCGTGTTTTTGAGCCATTGTAGCGACATCATGAGCAAGCCTAGCCTTCTGGTCTTTGTCTTCTATAAACTTGTCTAGAAGACTTGTGATTGGCCCTATGAGCTGATCTATCATCTAGCAAACTCTAAAACAGCAATAGCCAGAGTGATAATTACTGACAAAGAAGCAAAACCCCCTGTCATCATTTTTTCTAAACGATCAAAACGCTTGCTGTGTTCGTCAAGCTGTAGCTGAATCATTTCGTACCGCAAGGCACACTCAGCTTCGTGTTTGTCTAAACGTGCCAATGCTTCGTCTACAGAGTTCATGACTACCCCTTATTGTTTACCAAGGCATACCGTCAGCAGTAACAGGGTTCTTCTGTGCTTCGATATTTGCCGTTAGAGCTGCCTCAGTTGCCGCCTGATCGACTTCAGCCCATACCCAGCCCAATACGTCAGCTTCGGTTAAGTTGTCGTAGGCAACGAATGAGGGGTCAGAGGCGTCAGGTGTAAAGCCTACTGTGCCGTATGCAGAGGCAGAGTAGTCTCCGTCCATTTCAGTAACACGCCAGTGTGCAACGGTTACACCGCCGTCTGCCACGTTACGCTCAAGGTTTGCGATAGTCCATGTAGCCATTGTTATGCTCCAAATACTGCGTTGCAGATAGCCTGTACGTTAGAAGGTTCTGATGACCAGTCGTCGCCAGAGTTAATTACATGACGGTGATAGCTTGACGAGATAACCTCGCCATTCTCTAAGACGGAAGTAGCAGTACGTACTTGAACGACAGTGCCGTTCTCTGTAGCGACCACTTCGATTTTGTCTGCTGTTACTTCTTTAGTTAGTGACATTGTTGTCTCCTTAGTTAGTCCAGCCCCAGAGTCCACTGAGGCTATTAAGAGTTCGTT